GGACATGACCTTGGTATTTATCTTTATTGATCTTTTGACTCAGCTTCTGCTCTTGCTTCTGCTTTTTCCATAGCATCGCGAAGTTCAGCAATAGTCATCTTTTCAAGAAAGTCACCTTCTTTAGCTGCCTTTTCAAATTCTCTACAGAGAATCAACAAGGTTTCATATTGAACAATCCAAGGTTCTGTTATATTGCGCGCAGCAATAGCTTGGTGAGATGCTTGTATTTGAGAAACTGGTTTACCTTCTAAAAGAAACGCAATAACGTTTTGAATTCTTTTATAGTAACCTGTACTCATTTTGATACTTACAATAGCATCTTCTTTAATTACTTCTACCACTTGGTCATCTGCACCAGATGGTAACAACGAGTTTACTACTTCTTCTGACATAATATTATTATTTTATTCAAAGTTACTAAAAGTTATGGAAAAACAAACAATCAAACTTGACGCTGCAGATGTTGCAGATAAGATGTACAAAATGCTAAAGTCAAGTGACTCAGGATGGCATGACTTGCTAAAAGGATTTTTAGTATCTGAAGATTTTGTGACAATAATAAAGACTCTTGAAGGTCTTGTAAATGAGGACATAAGGTTTACGCCACCACTCAGAATGATATTCAGAGCTTTTTCTGAATGTCCTCTTGATAAACTCAAGGTAATTGTGGTTGGTCAAGATCCTTACCCTCAGTTAGGTGTTGCAGATGGTATCGCATTTAGTTGTGGTAACACAGGCAAACCTGAAGCATCATTACGTTATATTCATCGCGCAATAGCAAAGACAGTTTATGACAATGACAACACAAAAGACTTAAATGTAGACTTAGTTGAGTGGAGTCGTCAGGGTGTTCTTATGCTAAACACATCGCTTACCACAGAGGTAGGTAAAATTGGAAAGCACTTTGCAATATGGGATCCATTTGTGAAGTATCTTATAGACATGTTAAATTCAAGGTCTATAAACGCAGAAAAACCCATTGTCTGGGCATTTTTAGGCAAGAAAGCACAAGAATTAGAGGATCTTTTAGATGATTCTCAAATTATCTTAAGAGCAAGTCACCCTGCCTCAGCTGCATATGCACGTGAGAAAATGTGGGACTGCAATGATATATTCAACAAGATAAATTCTGAACTTGATGGCCTAGGTTCTACCAAAATTTTATGGTAGTGCAGAATATTTTTAGTATATTTGTTTATCAAAATTCACTTTATGTATAACAAATTTGAGACTGGTTCTCCAGGTTCTCCTGCACCTATGCCTCATCAAAAACCATGGCGAAAATATAGCGATATACTAGAAGAAAGCCTTGCGTACATTGAGAAACGTGCAAGAAAAGAAATAAAGTCCCTCAAAACTTCTTGGGAAGGATTTAATACCATAGGTTTAAATGGTATAGAATGGCAATCATTGTATATTCTTGCAGCAAGACCTGGTGTTGGTAAGACACTTGTCGCAGCAACATTAACCAGAAAGTTACAAGAATTAAATACTGACCAAGACTTCATGGTTTTGCATTTTCAATTTGAAATGCTAGGAAGAAACATGGGTATTAGAGAATTGTCTTCAGCAAACAACATGGATATTAGATATCTACAGTCTGCAGAAGATGATGGAATGCCTGCTTTTTCCAAAGGCGATCACGCAAAACTAGTGGAATATCTTGGTAAACAAAAAACACGTAAAGAGTATGTCATAGATAGATCAATGACTGTGTCAGAAATGAGACACTGGCTTGTGAAATTTTATGAGGAACATAAAAAACCTTTTGTGGTAACGCTTGACCACACACTGTTGGTTCGCCAATCAGCTTCAGAAACAAGTAAACAAATTACATTGCAGAATCTTGCCACAATGTTGACTGAGATGAAGAATTCACTACCTGTGACATTCATAATTCTTACTCAGTTAAATAGAGAAATTGACAATGCTGAAAGACAAAAGCCAGGTAAGTTGGAGAATTTTCCAACTGAGGCAGATGTCTTTGGAAGCGACTATCTCTTACAATGTGCAGACGTCATGGTTGCATATAACAGGCCAGCCAAGTATAACATAAGTAGGTATGGCCCTCAAAAGTACATCATAGGCGCAAGTGACAGGTTTTTACTAGCGATGCATGTTCTCAAAAACAGGTTTGGAGAGACAAGTATTCAATGGTATAAGGCAGACTATGCAAGAATGGAAATTGTTGAAGTGGATGAACCTGATAAGGAACCATTTAAAGCGAAGTAGTAATAATTAAATTTTAGCAAATGAGTAGTTTTAAAGCTGTATCAGAGCCAAAAAAGGAAAAGCACATTAAGGAAATTACTGCAGAGTATGCACCTTTCTGGCAAACCTTATTCACCAACATGGGCATCTCCAGTCCAAAGTTTGGTGCTAAGCTCTGCTACATGGGAAAAGAGTTTGGAGATGAAAGAGTAGAATGTGTACGTTTTTGGACAAGTGAATTATCTTGTGGTCAAGACTTCTATGTGGAGTTGTTTGACTGGGATAAAGAGCACTATGACCGTAGTACTAGAAAATTGTACAGATTGGTTAACAATCCAAACTGGGCACTTAATCCTAAAAAGTATGTAGGAGTAGAAACATCTAGCGATGGTAAAACGTCTACAACTTATGCGATTAGGTTGACTGACTTGGAGCTTGTTAACAGTACATCTGTAACTGCTGCTTATGCAGAGGTAGTAAAAGTTCCAGCTCCAGCAGTAATGATGGAGACTGAAGAAGATTTATTTCCTGGTGGAATGTATTCTGAGAAAGAAGATACCCACTACAGCGCAATGACTATGCGTGACTATTACTGTATCAAGCACAATATTCCATTGTCTAACAAGACGTGGTTAAATGAGTTAATCAAACAAAGCAAAGCGTATGTCAACAAGTAAAGAACAACATCCAGAAGCAAAGCCAGCAGGTTTTGTTCTTCCAATGAATAGAACAAAAGCTGAAGTAAAGAGTCCAAAGAATCTTGTAATCTTTAGTAAACCTAAAGTTGGTAAAACAACTTTGTTGTCACAACTTGACAACTGTCTTATCATTGACTTGGAAGATGGTACTGATTATGTTGAGGCAATGAAACTTAAAGCAAAATCTATAGCAGATATTGTTACTATTGGTAACATGATAACTGATGCAGGTAAACCTTATAAGTACATTGCGTTGGATACTATTACTGCGTTGGAAACATTATGTGTTCCTTATGCAGAAGAATTGTATTCAAAAACTCTTATGGGTAAAGAATGGTTTACCAAACACAAAGCACAGTATGGCAATATCTTGAATATGCCAAATGGTGCGGGATACCCTTGGTTACGTCAAGCTTTTGAGAAAGTTCTTAATTATGTCAAAACCTTAGCACCTCATGTTATTTTTGTTGGTCACATCAAAGATACTCTACTAGAGAAGAATGGTGCAGAGTTTAACTCACTTGATCTTGATTTGACAGGTAAGTTAAAGCGTATCACTACATCCAACTCAGATGCTATTGGATACATTTACAGAAAAGGTAAAAAGAACGTTCTTAGCTTTTTGACAACTGACGAAATCGCTTGTGGCGCACGCCCTGAGCACTTGAGAAATCAAGAAATTGTCATCTCTGAACCAGACGCAGATGGCAAGATTGTGACAAACTGGGATAAAGTTTATATTGATTAACATTTAAAAAAGAAAAATTATGTTTAAGTCTAGCGATTTTAAGGAAAAAGTAAGCGGTGGTGTTCCTAAAATTTTACAACCAGGAACGCATTATTGTAGAATAACAGATGTTTATCTTGATGCACCTGCATATGACAAAGAAGCTTACTTTGTTGTCCTCAAATTAGAAGGTGTTGATAGAGGTGATGAGTTTGAAGGTTTGGATGTTGATAAAAACAATCCAAGTCTTGGCAAGTACAGAGGTCAGATTGGTAATGTGAAATCTGCACGTTATCCTTTTAGCACGTATACTTATGAGGGACGTGTTATCCAAAGAGACAATCAGATATACAACTGGATGAACAATGTTGCAAAACAGATGGGAATTCTTCAGAAAATGAATGAAAAAGGTGTAGAAGGTGATACTATTGAGGAATATGTAATGGAAGTACGCAAGTATCTTATTGATCCAGAATTGTGGGGTTACTTTACAGTTGGAGGTGCTGAGTATTTCAATGAAGGATACAGTACACCAAATTATAGATTGTTCTTCCCTAAAGTAGAAGCTCGCAAGAATCTATATCCTTTCTCTGCATTAGAAGATGATGACAGAAAATCATTGAACTTGATCGCGTATGATCATGAAGCACACATTGTTCCTTCAAAAGATAAGCCAGAAACAGAAGAGAAAAAAGAAGTTCAGTCTTTTGAACCAACTGTTGCACAGCCATCTCAAGATGAGTCAATTATGAATGATTTTCCTAATCCAGGTGACACACCAATAAGTGATATTGAGTTACCATTTGGTAGCTAAGTAATAATTTCAAAAGTTAAGAGGGTGAGTGTAATGCTTACCCTTTTTTCTTTTTATAGATTTGTAGTATGTTTTCAAGCAGAAAGTATTTTAAGTCAATAGAAGATGTACCAGATGCATGGATTTTTAAGTATTACCTTGGTCTACCGCATGATTTCACTGGCAGATCGCTAAGAGTCAAAAGCATTTTCAATGTTAATGACAAAACTCCTTCAATGTTTGTGTATTATAATCAAGTCACAAATAAGATTGTATACAAGTGCCACTCAACTGGTAAATCAGGAGATGGTGCTAAGCTTGTAGAAGAACTGTATGGTCTTTCATTTCAAAAAGCTTGTGAGAAAATTGTCAACGATTATTATGAATTTTGTAAAACAGGTAAATACATTGCATTAGAAATAACTGCAGTTAATACAAGATGGTCAGTAATTGACTTTAAAGTACGTAACTGGTATGAGTATGATGCAAAATTCTGGTTACAATATAATATTGGTAGCAGCTTACTCAACAAGTATGGAGTGGTTCCACTTGAGCATTACAAGATTGCGCAAGTAAATACAGAAACAAGTGAAGTATCAAATGTGATTGAGAACTTTGGTGACAATATCTATGGTTATTTCAATGAGGATAAGTTATACAAGGTATATAATCCAAAAGCAAAACGTTTCAAGTTCTTTTTACAAGATGGAAACTACACTCAGGGTATTAATCAACTAGAAGGCCATGATACATTGGTAGTGGCGTCATCATTGAAAGATGTGATGACTATTAAGAGTCTAGGTTTGACAATAGATTGTGTAGCACCAAACAGTGAGAGCACTAAATTAAATCTGTCACAGATTGAAGGATTCAAAGAAGCCTACAAGTATGTTATTACATGTATGGATAGCGATGAAGCTGGTATAAAATCTATGAAAAAGTATGAGGAAGAACATAATCTGCCTTTCATATATTTGCCAAGAGAAAAAGACATAAGTGATATTGTAAAACATCACGGTAAACAAGTTGCACTGTATGATTTTTATCCAAAACTGCAGAACGCAATAGAAAAATATGTCAAAAAAAATCCTTAAGTTTGCGTCTAAGCATCAACTTTATGAACAATTGGATTTACAAGCCACAAGGTGGTTTAGGTAAGGAGATTCTATCTATAGAAGACTTGCCACATTACGAGGAAGCTGTTGGATTTGTTTACAAAATAACCAACACAGTTACTGGAAGATTTTACATAGGTAAAAAAAGTCTATACAGTGAGAGAAAGACAAAGATCTCTAATAGAGAGAAAACGCAGACAAAGACTAGAAAAACTTTTAAGCGTGTAGTAAAAGAATCAAACTGGAAATCTTACTATGGTTCATGTGATGAGCTTCTATTTGAATTAGAAGTTGCAGGACCAAGTTATTTCAAACGTGAGATTTTGGAAGTATGTTGTTCCAAAAAGTATCTAGGATATTGTGAAGTGTCACACCAGATGAAGAATGATGTTTTAACTGCTAACAGTTACAATGGTAACATCATGGGCAAGTACTTTCCATCAGATATGGAAAATTGTAATCAATAGAAATTATGGGAAAATTTGTAGCACAAGTAACTCTTTCTGAGCGTATTCAGAAGGAACAAGAATTTTTTGACAAAGACTTTTTAATGTCTTACTCTGGTTTAAGCAAACTAGCATTCAGTCCAGCAGCATTTTATAAACACTATGTATTAGGACAAAAAGAAGACGTTATGGACAAAAACATGATTGAGGGTTCTCTCATTCACTGTTTATTATTAAAGCCAGAAGACTTTGATAATCAATTTGTTGTAAGCGTTGATGACTTACCAAGTGACAATCCACGCAATGTGTTACACACAATTTTTAATCATTATAAAGAATTAAAAAAAGATGGTGACACGCGTGAAAGTCTTGAAGAATTTTCAGGAGCAATCCTTGATGTTCTGAAAGATATCAATCTCTATCAGTCTCTTAAAACAGATGGACAAAGAGTAGAGAAAATGATTATCCCAAAGCATGTTGCATACTGGGATTATTTGAAGAAAGCAGAAGGACGTGTGGTTATTGACCAAGACGTATATGACTTCTGTAAATCTGTAGTAGAAAAGATTACATCAACTGTTCCAGTTATGGATGTAATGGGATTCTTTGCAGATTCTTTCTCACCTGTTGAAAAACACAATGAGATTCAGCTGGTTAAATTCGCAGACAATCCACATTTTGGTTTGCGTGGTATTGTTGACAATCTTGTAATTGATCATGCTACAAAAGAGATTCGTGTAAATGACCTCAAGAAAACAGGTAAAAGCATTTCACAATTTCCTGAGAGCATTGAGTACTTTAAGTACTGGATGCAGGCTGCAATTTACAAGAAATTAGTAGAGCATGTGTATACATCTCAACCTAAGTATTTTGGATACAAGATTGTATTTAGATTCTTAGTTGTGGATCCATTTATGCAGATTGCTCCTATCAGAATTTCTGATGAAACACTTTCCAAGTGGGAAGAAGAAACTGACAAGATGCTTGATGAGGCTAAGTATCACTTTGAGACAAAGAACTTTGAATTACCTTACAAGTTTATCGCTAACAATAATGAATTGGTACTATGATAAAAGAAATGTATAAACATTACTTTCAAAAATCTTATACCTTTTTGTATCCTTTGCTTGGTTTCAAGCGAACAAAAGACCCTAGGCCAGTGCAAGTTTATCTGCATTGGCCAGAGGAGTTTCCAAACTCTGAAAGGAAATTAGTTTGTATTTACCAAAAAGAAGATACAGATCAGTGGTTGAATTTTGAGAAAAACAAACTGATGACACACACAATGTTTGATTATGTTGTGCCACTTTGCGATGGTAAAGTAGCATACATATTTGACATGAATCCTGTAGGAAATGATTATGACCTGTTTTTACAAGGTAAATATTCAAAATTCTCACAGAATGCCAAAAGGCACTTATCTGACTATTATGGTATCCACACACCTGAGTGGGTATATATTGAATCTTTTATTTTTCCTAAAAAGTATTTCAAGCAATATGCTGAGATACTTCTTGTGGATGTTCAAATGCTCCAAGAAGTTGGTGAACTTTGTGACAAGCATGATAAAGAAAAAGAAACATTTAAACTGTAACGCTTAAAAACAAATATATGAACACTAGTTTAGCTAACATGGCAGTGTACGCTGCTAAATGGAATGAGAAACCTTCATTTCGCATGATGTCAATTCACAAAGACTGTCCTTACAATGAGGCAATCTTTGATCCAGAACAAAAGATTCTTGCTGTTATTTCAAAAGATAGTAAGGATAAACCAATGATGATGCCTCGTCTTTCTGACAAAGGTGATATTATTCCTACAAAACGTGCTGATGGAAACCAAGGATGGCAAGAACAACGTGTGGTTATTCCTGCGTATTATGAGTACTACCTTGAAGACATCAATGACATTGTTGCTTTTGTCCAAAGATTTGCAGTTAATCATGATTCAAAAGTATTTAGCGACATACTTCATTCAGCATTTGAGTTGGGTACGTATCCACATACTGAAGAGCAAGTGACTGAAATCAAAGAGAATATTAAGAAAGCAAAAGAGAAAAAGTAATGAGAGGTAGAGAATTCTGGGTAATGGACTACGAGACCATTGTCAATTGTTTTGTTGCTGTATATGAAAGTTATGACTCTGAAGAGAGAAAGGTTTTTGTTATAAACAGAGAGCGAAATGATGCTGCAGAATTTGTTAAGTTTCTCATTGAGTCTAAGAAAGCTGGTGATTGGCATTTTGGCTACAACAATCTTGCATTTGATGCTCAGATTACTGAGTTCATATTAGCAAATGAAGAAGAGTTCAGCAGTTCACGAGCAGACGCAGAAGCTTTGGCGTACAGGTTGTATGAATATGCACAGTATGTTATTGGTAAATCTGACAGAAAAGAGTTTCTTGATTACCCAGAATTCAAACTTTCAGTAAAATGTGTTGATATATTCAAACTAAATCACTGGGATAGTAACGCTAAGCGTACATCCTTGAAGTGGACTCAGTTTGGATTGGATTGGCATAATGTTGAAGAAATGCCTCACCCTCATTATGAGAGAGTGCTTGACGATGAAACGCTTGATATGATAGTAAACTATTGTATCAATGATGTTAAGTCAACCAA